AACTCTGCGTATTGCAGTCCACCTTGGTAATCCACAGGTGAGTAGTAATAAAATCCTGCCTTGTATGGTTGAACATACAATATTTCAATATTTTCTTTAGACATACCAAAAGCAGGAATTCTAGTAGGTATATCTGTTCTTTTTATATTTGCCCAGTCTTTATAGTAATAATATGCAGGTACTTCTCCATCTTCATTACATTTTTCTGCCCTTAAAGTCTCAATAGGCATATGTTCTATCTGTGCAATAGTCTTTCTATCCTTAGAATAAATAATCTGAATAGCACATTGTCCCATTAATTTTAGATCATAACATAATTTTCTAACTACATCTTTTTTAAACAAAGAAACCATTTGAGCATACTCATTTGGCTTAGAACTTGAATTAGTAGCATTTAAGCCTTTTCCATAAATAGCTTGACTAATTCCATTAATTGCTGCATTATTTGTTGGACTGCCATTGTATCGGTCAATTAAATACTGAAAGTAATTATTATCAGCACCATATTCAATCCAATCAGCACCATTTACTTCTTTAACTTCAGGACTTGTGTAAGTACTTAAATTAATAAATCCAAACTCTGATGTTTTAGATTTTTTTATAAACTGCCCTTTATTATTTCTTAATCTTGTTTTCATCTTACTAAATAAGTATTATCATAACCATTATAATCTAAATATTCATTTGAATTTAAATCATAGTAATCGTTATTTAATTGGTCAATATCTTGGTCTGTACAGAAAATTCTATCTTTATAAATAACTTCTCCGTTGCTAATAAGTTTTAAATCGTAAAAATGATTCTCAACTAATATAGGGTCAAAGATATTATTAAAATTTAAGTAATTACCTGAATTTACTGCATTAGTAATACTATAAGTTTTTTCTACGTTAGTGCTATCATCCCTTATAGATAATGTAAAAGTAGATACATAGCTTCTTGGTATTACTGATAGAGATTGAGCAGTTGCTGATGTCGTTAGTATAATCATTATTAATATAACGAAAAAAAACATCTGTTTTGTAAAATTACTAAAGCAAAAAAAAAGCACCCAATAAAGGATGCTTAATTTTTAACTAAATAATAAGATTATGCAGTTGGGTCAATTTGTGTTGCATCTGCCGTTACTGCTGCATCTAAGAAATAAGGTGCAGTTTCTTCCATTCCCTCGAATGTTAAAGTAAACCCACTTAAATCTCCTGCTGCTGCACCTGTAACTACAGTACCCCCTGTGCATTCCATTCCGTTTTCAAATCCACATAGGAAATTGTTTCCGTAGTAGTCTACAACTACAATATAAGGTCTAGAAACTGCAAGTGTTTGCAATTCTGCCTGAGTTTTAGCATCTAAATATGTTAAAGTCAAGTTTAAAGTTTGAGTATAAAAGGTTGTTCCGTTTTCTCTAGATGAGGTTACGGTTGTTTCTAAACTAGAATTTCCTTTTACATCATATTCAAACCAACTTGGTGCAGGACTACCATCAGTGATAGTTGCTTCTTTAGTTGTACTATCTACTGCAATAGAAGCTATTGTTCCATAGTCTGCAAATAATACTTTTTTTATGCCCCCAAAGGCACTTTTACAAGGTATTTTTCTACCTGTTGTTAATGTACAAGCCATTGTTTATATGATTTTTTAAAAAAAAAGGGTAAGTAGATAAATTCTACCTACCCTATTTTATTGATTAATTAATTAATTATGCGTAAGATACGATATCTGAAGCAATTCCAAATTGTACTCCTGAAGTAAAACGCATTACCATTCTAACATTGTTTGAAGCATCTAAATCGCTCATATCTAAAACCTTAACTTCTTGTGTAGAATTTAGTAATCCTGTTCCGAAGTATAAGTTACTTTTCTGTGCAACATACATATTGTCATCAGATAATCCTGGTGATACAAATATCTTAACTCCATTGATAGTTAATGATCCATTATTCCACCATTGAGTTCCCATTCCATTCACACCATTTGCTCCAAGACCATTTGCTCCAAATCCACCTAATGCTTGAACATAAAGTTTTGCAGCCTTAGAAGAAACATAAACAAATAAATCTTCTTTTCCATACAATGCAGCAGGAATAGCTTCTACAACGTCAGATAATTTTTCTACGATATTAGCAGCAGTTAATGCAACAGATGTTAAAGCCTGACCTGCAGGAATATCTCCAGCAGTTACAGCAGCAGCGATTAATTTCTCAAATCCATCAAATGAATTTTTAGATGCAGCAGCAGTATCTCCTTGCCAAATATTAAATTCAGTATTCTGTGCAACTTTAGAAGCAACGTGTGCTATTAAAAAGTCAGAAAACTTAGGAGGTAAAGATTGACCTAATCCGAAGCCCATTTGCTCAGATTCCCAATCGTTTACGAAGTCATATTTACAAAGTTGTAAGTTCACTTGTAACTCAGTAGGTTGTAATATTCTTTCAGTTAATGTAATTGTTGATGTTGGATTAAAATCACATCCTGCAGCAGTTACGATTGCATCTGTTGCTAATTTTTTAATTACTTCTTTAAAAGCAATGTTAGATTTTACAGTGATTCCACCATCATCAATAGTTGATGCACTCAATAAAGCTGCAGCGATATATTCACCTGCAAATTGACCTGCATAAGTTGTCGTGATGTTTGTTGTTGTAGCTAATTCTACGTTTTTTAAATTACTCATTCTATTTTATTTATTTAATTTATTTAAAACTCTATCTAATGTTGATGTAAATTTTCCTTTTCCAAATTCAACTTTTTTCATTTGTTTACTTTCCCCCTCAGGATTGTGTTTAATTGGCTTAGAAGCAGGCTCTGATAATTGTTCCTGTAATTCTTCTGAAAATTCTTCTTTTACAGTTCTCGATTTTAAAGGTGCTTGTACTTCATTTGACATTTCTTCTTCTTGCATTTTGCTTTCTTTGTCAGACTTTAAATCTGCAATCGCATCTTCTAGGTTTTGGATTCTTTTCTCCATTCCCTCCCAATCTGCAACATCTGCCATTTCTTCTTCTTTTTTTTCTTCTTTTTCTTCTTCTTCAGCTAGATCTTCAGTAATTTCTTTATCATCTGATTCTTCTTCCTTTGCAGGTACTTCATCTGATACTTCTCTAACATCAGCAATTTTACCTTCTTCTTCAACTACAACTAATCTACCATCTTCTAGTAAATATTCTCCAACAGGCATTGCTACCTTTTCATCATCTGTTACTATAAAGATTTCTTTATCCTTTTCAAATGATTCTGCACTTACTATTGTGCCATTTTCTAACTTCATTTCTTCAAGTTTAACCTCGATATTTAGAAGCGTTTTAATTTGATTTAACATTTCGGTTGATTTCATATTATTTATATAACGATTATTAATTTACTTTTTGCATTTTCAATCTGTTCTTGTTATAACACCTATGCCCTGAGCCTGCATAGATCCATCACAACACTCAATAGAATATTTATTTGTGTCCCAACATAAACAAGCCCTAGAACTTCCTGTTGGACTTGTTCTAGATGGTATAAAAGTTTTTTTGTTTTTTGTATTTCTGCCCATTAATTAGAAGTTAAAATTTCTTTTATTTTTAATAAGGTCTGTTTATCAATTTCATTTGACATATCTTCTTTAACTGCTTCTTTAGGTGATTCCATTTTGTCTGCAAAATAACCCTCAATAGAAAAACCCTTAACTTTATTTGTTCTAACATATTCATTCCAAACTTCTTCATTATTTACTTTTACTGCACCCATCCAAGTTCCAACAGGTACATTTAATCCATACTTTCTAGACTTGTCCTGTACTTCATCTTCTACAATCCAAGATTCTACTAATGTCAAACCTTTTAAATCTTTTGAGTGTTCTAAGGTTGAATTGTTTTGATATCCGTTTCTTAAATACATTTGTGATGCTTTAGAAATAGTATCTTTTGAAAAGAAAATATAATAATCACCCTCACTACCATTTCTATAAATTGGTTTATTAGGGATTAATAAAGCACCTAGCAAGATTCTTTTTTCTTTACTTATTTCTGCTAACTTTATTTCTTCATTCTTTAAAGCTACAAAGTCAGATTCAATAGCAGGTGATTCGACTATTGATATTGCTTCAATTCCACTTTCTTCTTGATCCTCGTCTAATATAAGTTCAACTATCTTCATAATAATATAACGTATTTAATTTTAAATTTTGCTTTTTAGTCTATTGTAGCTTCATCAATAATATTTCTATCTAATTCCTGTGCAGTTGTTACTTCGCTAGAAACTACAAATGCCTGTACAGGTTGCTGAGATTGTTCTCCTATTGCTGATGCTAATTGATTCGTTCCACTTGCTCCTACTATATTAAAAGCAGGTGGTACAGATAAAGGTGCAGGTGTTGGACTCCCTGATGGTGATGCTGACCCCCCTGATACAGGTGGAGTTTTAACACTTAGTATTTTTTTAACATTTGCTATTCCTGAAATACCAATAGCTGCAGCATTTGCAAATTTTAATGCAGTTTCAAATGGTGTTATGGTAGTAGCAGCTAAAGCATCTGAAACCCCTCTATAAGTATTTATAGTAGCAGCTGCAACTGCGAATGCCTTACCTGCAGCAGTTTCTTTTCCTGCTATGTTACTAAAGTTTTCTAATACTGAAGCAGTTTTATCTAAGTTATCTTTTTTAGCTTGTGCCTCTGTTTCTGAAATTTTTATTTTGGCATCTGCTATTTGTTTTGCCCTTGTAACACTAGTTTGTTCTGATTGCTCTGTAAATTGATTTAAAGCTATTTGTGCATCTATCTTAGCCTGAGTACCTGCATTTGCATTATCAACTATGGCTTGTAGTCTTAAAGATTCCTGTTCAGCCTCTAGTATATCAACTTCTTTTAATGCTTCTAACCTAGCTAATTCATCCTCTATCTGCTCGGCATTAAATCTTTTTTGCTCTATTGATAGTAATGATTCACTTTCTAATTTTGCGTTTGTTAATTCAGTAGCTTCTTTTACTAAAGCATTATTATTTACTTGTTGCTCTGATTTAAAACCTGTAACCGTTGCTGCAACTGCCTGTACCTCAGCTTCTGCTTCTAATACTGCAACATAATCTTCTGTCTTGCCTGTTAAATCAAATTGTGCTTGGGCTGCATCTTTGACTAATTTAGCATTTTTAGTCATTTCTGTTTCTTGCTTTTCAAGAATAACTAGCAATTCATCATTAGCCTTTTTTCTTTCTTCAATACTTAAAGTTTCATCATCCCTAATCTGTCTTTGTACCTCAGCCTGTCTATCATATTGCTCTAGTAGTATTCTAGATTCTGCTGCAGCTATTTGTGCAGATTTTTTTAATGCCTGATTTGTTTTAGCAGTTTCTATTGCAGCTTCTATACTTACTTCTTTTAATCCATCAACTACTTGTGTTCCTATCTCAGTCACCTCTGTAATTGCTTCTCCAAAATTATCTACAATTTCTCCTGCTGCCTTTGCAGTTTCTGTTGCAACATCAACTATATTTGATTTTGTTTCTAGTATTGCAAGATTTAATTCTTTTATTGTTTCAGGATCTCCATCTCCAAAAAATGATTTTTCCCACATTAAT